AGACCCCGAGCTTATCGCCTAGGCGGTTAAACTCATCAAGAATCCTAAAGAAGCGCGCCTGCGCGTCATCGTCAAGGCCGAGAGCCTTGCGCTGATGGACTACACGCGGGCGCAGGCCGAGCGCACCGATTTCCTGGTGGGGATGTCAGGGTTCATGCAAGCCGCAGCGCCCCTGCTCGAGCAGGAGCCGACCGCAGCGCCGTACCTGATGCAGCTCTTGCAATGGGCGATGGCGGGCTTCAGAGGCGCTGACGAGGCCGAGGGCATCTTGGACAAAGCCATCGAAGCGTCACAAGCCGCTGCTGAAGAGGCCAAGGCCAACCCACAACCCGACCCAGCCGCAGCCGCAGAGCAAGCCAAGGCGCAGGCACAGATGCAGCTCGAGCAGATGAAGCAGCAGGGCGCGATGCAAGCCGAGCAAGCCAAGACGCAGGCGACCATGCAGATACGCGAGCAGGACATGCACGCCGACGTGCAGACCAAGCAGGCCGAGCACGACCTGAAGATGGCAGAGCTGCAAGGGGCGTTTCAGTCCGCGTCAGCCCTGATCCAGATGAAGGCCCAGGCCGACATTATGGTGGAGCAGCAAACGTCCGCCATTAACACCGAGCAGCAGGCCGCTGGCGTAGAGGCGGAGTTAAACAAAGACATCGTGGTGCACCAGATGGACTTGGAGAAGCTGTCCGCTGACCACGCGGCTAAGATTCAGCAAACCCGCATCACTGCGTCGGTTAAACCAACCATCACCCCCAGCAAAGGTAAGTAGCTATGGCGCGCAAGAAAAAAGCAAAACCAGCAGAAATGGAGGCGGCCACTCCCGCCCTGACGCTCGGCGAACCGCCCGCAGGCGAGTGGGCTGCCGCAGAAGACCTGCCACCGCTGCCCGGGCCTAACGAGTTGCTGGCGTACAAACACCCCGCCTGCGCAAACACCGCGTTTTATCTGCGCCGCGAGCCTGCGCCAAACGAGAACATGCTCAACGTGCCGCTGTTCCGGTTCAGCGTGTTGGGCGGGCACCCGGTTAACGTAGAGCATTCACCGCACGGCCCTATGTGCGACCATTGCGGCATGACCGTGGGTAAGCTGCACGCGCGGCATGTGGTGCGCGAATATGACTAGATTCATTCAAGACCGCAGCACCGGCAAGCTGGTGCAGGTAACGAAATCGCTCAGTGGTAAGCCGCGTGCGCCCGCCATCATCCCCGACCTAGAACCGTTCCGGTCGCCGGTCGATGGCACGCTCATTGGCTCAAAGAGCACCCTGCGCAAGCACCAAGACGCACACAACGTGCGCCAGCACCAAGAGTACGGCGAGAACAACGGCGCGGCGCATTTTCAGCGCCAAGAGCGCGCCCGCATGGACCGTGTAAACGGCAACACCCGCGAACAGAAGACAGAGCGGTTAAACGCCGTTCGTCACGCATTAGACCATCACAAAGGATAGCGCTATGGACCCCAAAGACGGCGAAGAAATCATTGACCAAGCCCCCGAGGACGACGCACCTCCCGCGACGCTCCGCGACGAGTTAGAGGCCGCGGTGGGTGCCGCCGAGTTGGAGGCGGGCGAGGCGATTGACAGTGTTAAAGACACCACGACGGAACGGGCACAAACTGAATCAAAAGAAGAAAAAGCGGCGGCTGATCGCGCAGCTAAAGCGCCAGCGGACAGCGCCCACGCGGACGACGACGCAAAGTACCCCACCCTGACCGCAGAGCGCACCACGAAAGCCCCCGAGGGCTGGCGACCGGCCGCGCGAGAGGGTTGGGGCCAGCTCCCCGAGCAGGTGCGCCGGGAGATACACCGACGTGAGTTGGACATCGCAACCGGGCTGCAAGGCTCCACAGACGCTCGCAAGCACCACGACCACTTCAATTCCGTGGTGCAGCCGTATGCAGCCGTCATTGCAGCCGAGGGCGCTACAAGCCCAATGGATGCGGTAGAGGGGCTGATGAAGACGGCCGCGCAGCTCAGCATGGGCACGCCACGGCAGAAAGCGCAGCGCATGAGCCAGCTCATCACGCACTACGGCATCGACCTGGACGAGCTGGACACCATGCTCGCCGGTAGTATCTCAGGACAAGAGCCTCCGCCCGAAGACCCGAACGAGGCGATACTGAACAAGCGGCTCGCGCCGCTCGAAGAGTTCATGCAAAACGTCAACGGGCGCATGCAGGAGTCCCAGCAGCAGAGTTCGCAACAAGTGGCAAAAACGGTCGAGGACTTCGCGATGCAAGCCGAGTTCATGGAAGACGTGCGCCTGGACATGGCCGACCTGCTCGATATGGCCGCGCAGCGCAACCGTTCCATGACCATACGAGAAGCCTACGATACCGCGTGTCGGCTGCACCCCGAGGTCGGGCGCGTGCTGGCCCGCCGCGCGGAGCAAGAAACGAAGATGGGCGCGCGTGACCGTGTTCGCGATAAGGTTGCAGCGGCAAGCGTGTCGCGGGCACCAGGGCGTGTCGGGACGGGCGCACCAGCAGGCTCACAAAACGATGGCAGCGTGCGCGCATCGCTCATGGCGAGCATCGACGCGCTGGAAAACTAACCGATACGTTTACACGCGGCTATAAACGGGCTACAGTTACACGTAATTGTAGCCCGTTCGCAGCTCCGGCCCAGCGATAGGTTATCCCGACCGCAGCTCTTGTGAGCAGGTCAATAGCGAAAAATTGAACCTGATTAACCCTCACAGGAGTGTCTTAAATGGCATTTGCAAACACTAGCATTAGCGACGTGATGGCGACCACCATCGAGTCCCGAACCAAGAAAATCGCGGATAACGTCACCAACAACAACGCAATTCTTCGGCGCTTGTCGCAGAAAGGCAAAATCAAGCCGTTTTCAGGCGGCACAAAAATCCTTCAAGAGCTGTCGTTCGCGGAAAACGCCAACGCCGGTTGGTACTCGGGCTACGATTTGCTGCCTGTCGGTGTGTCGGACGTCATCAGCGCGGCCGAATTTGACATCAAGCAAGCCGCGGTGCCGGTCATCATCTCCGGTCTTGAGCAACTGCAAAACGCCGGTCGTGAGCAAATCATCGACTTGATGGAAGGCCGGTTAAACGTCGGCGAAGCGACCATGCAGAACCTCATTTCGACGGGTCTGTACTCGGATGGCACCGCCGCAGGCGGAAAGCAACTGACGGGCCTCGAAGCGGCACTGCCCATCGACCCAACCGCCGCGCCTTATGGCGGCATCGACGGCAACGTGTTCACCTTCTGGCAGAACGAGGTCAGCAACCAAACCGCAGCAAACGGCTTGGACTCAACCAAAATTCAAGGCTTCTGGAACACCTTGTGGGCCAACTTGGTTCGCGGCACCAACCAACCTGACTTGATTCCGTGCGATGCGACGGTGTGGAGCACCTACATCGCGTCGCTTCAGGCTCAGCAACGCTTCAGCAACATGGAGATGGCTGATGCGGGCTTCACCACGGTGAAGTTCTTTAACGCTGACGTGGTGCTCGATGGCGGTATCTACTTCCCGTCTGCGGCATCTGGCGGAGTGGGCGCACCGGCTGGTACGGCCTTTTTTCTCAACTGCAACTACATCCACTATCGCCCGCACTCCGCGCGAAACATGGTGCCGTTGAGTCCAAACCGCCGTTACGCGACCAACCAAGACGCCGAAGTGCAAATCTTGGCCTGGGCCGGTAACCTCACTGTGAGCGGTCGCCGCTTTCAAGGTCGTTACGACGCGGTAGGCTAGTCCTGGCTAGTTGATTGACGTGCACGGGGGCGCAAGCCCTCGTGCACACGCTTTCGCAGTAAGGAGTCTTAAATGACCAACTTAGCGACCTATCAGTTAAACGCTACCTCTGTCACGGCTCGCAATTCTGAGCTAGGCGTGTCAGGCCAGTTCGCAGGCGGGGGCAATCTCGCAGGGTCTTGTGCTCCCGGCATCGGCATCTGCACCGGCTTTATCGACCCCCCGCTGGATAATTGGACTGTCCTCGACCAAGCAGGCGCAGCACGCGCGCCGCAGGACTCGCAGCACCTTGGCGGCGACGGCCTGGGCGCTGGTGATGCCACCGTCAACCCGCTCAACTGCGTGCAGGGTGCAGACATCAACGATACGTTGTCTTACATCACCGCATTGGCGCAAGCGGCTCCTGGCGTCGGCTTTGGCGCTGCGAACGCAGACCCGAAGAACCGCACGGCGGTCACCATCGAAATCGGTGACCGTGCATGGGGCACCAACACCGTAGCCTAATCAAAGGCGGTTACTTATGGACCTGAAAGGGCTTGCTAGTGTAGTCGCCAATTTCGCACCGACGCTTGGTGCGTTTGTAGGTGGGCCTATTGGTGGCGGCGTTGGCTCGCTCATCGCTGCGGCGTTTGGCACTAGTGAAGACCCTGAAGCTATGGCTGCTGCGATCAAGGCTGACCCCGAAGCCGCGGCAAAACTTGCCCAAATCGAAGCGCACGTCCAAGAACACAAAATAACGATGGGGGCGCAAGTTCAGCAAGCCAAGCTCAATGCAGAAACCCTGCAAGCAGCCGAAGCCACAAAGCAGATGGCTGAAATCAATCATACCATTCGCGCCGAATACATGGTGGCTACGACGGGTGCGGGCACGTTCAAAACCGGATGGCGACCATTTTTGGGTTGGACGTTTGGCGTGTCCATTGCTTGGCTGCTGGGGTGCGTGGGATACCTTATGATTGAATCACCTGAGCATGTTGGGGGCGCGGTCGCGGGGATCGCTTCATTGCAGCCATTGTTCATCACGATCTGCGCGGTTCTCGGCGTGCTCATCAAAAAGCGCAGCGACGACAAGGTGTTAGCGGCGGGGGGCGGCGGGCTGGGCGAGATTGGCAAGGCCATTGCCTCACGGGTGGGTAGATAGCAGGGTAATTTAACCTCCCAGGGCGTGTATAGGATGCAATGGTTGTCAGGGAGGTGCCCTGCGCCGTGCGAGCATCTTCATCCAGAAACGACGCGTGGCCTGCCGTATACTGCGGCAGGCGCATCGCATAAATTATAGTTTAATCAGGATTTATCTATGGACACCAGCCCAAACCCGACCGACTTTGAAACCACCGCGCAAGCGACTATGGATCAGCAGCTTCTCGTGCGTTTCTTTATCAAGCCGATGAAGGATGCAGGGCGCTCAGCGCGCGATGGCCGCGCCATTTTCAGAGATGCCGAGTACGTCGATATTCGCATCCCCGGCTCGCGCGACGCTATCTGTCGCCCCGCAAACGCGCATGACAAAATACGCTTTCAGCGCCATTACGAGGCGTTCAAGAAGCGTATAGAAGCGCCCATTGAAGGCACGCCGCTCACTGAGTGGCCGGTTATTACCCGCGCCCTGGCCGAAGAACTATCGTTTATCAACGTTAAGACGGTAGAAGCCCTCGCCACGGTTGCGGACAGCGCCGCCACAGGTTTTCGCGGGCTGCAAATGTTCAAGCGCAAGGCGCAAGATTGGCTGGCGCTTGCCGAGTCAGACGCACCGCTAGAGCAGTTAAACGCCAAACTGGAAGAAAGCGAGCGCACTATTGCCGCTCAAGACGCCACCATCAAAGACTTGGTGGCGCGCATGAACGCAATGGAGGCCACCTCTCGCGTGACAGTCCCCGTGCAGGGGCTTCCGGTGCTGGGCGCGTCCGCGCTCGACAGCGGCATGCCTACGATTATCGGACCTGGGCTGGTGGCCGAGCCAGAACCAGAGCCGGTCGAAACAGAGTCCACGTTCAGCAAGCGTCGCCGCGCCCGTAAGGTTGCTGACGACCTCATCGCCACACCGGCAGCAACCGAGTAAGCGCCATGCCTAGCCCCGTCCCGATGTCAGACCAAGCGGGCCGCATCCTTAACCGGGTGGCGGCTGAAGTCAGCATCGCAACAGTGCAAGACCCGTTTGCGGTGTCTGACCCGACGTTTAGCCAACTCATTCAACTGATGAACACGGCAGGCGAGGAGTTGGTGTTGCAATTCCCGTGGGAGCAGTTGCAAAACGAAGCCAACATCACGACGCAAAACGGTGATACCGGCGACTATGCGTTACCGACCGACTTCGCGTACATGACCAACCAGACCGGCTGGGAGAGAAACAGCCAAGTGCCGCTGTTCGGGCCGCTCTCGCCCCAGGAATGGCAATATCTCAAGGCCCGTGACCCTGGCTCAGCCACCCTCTATGCGAGCTTTCGCATCAAGCAGGGGCAGTTCAGCTTGTTTCCCGCGCCGCCTTCGGTCGGGCTGAACATCAACTACGAGTACATCGGCAAGAACTGGGTGCAAGACGGCGACACGCCGACGCTATTTAAGGACAGCGTGGAGCGCTTCAGCGACGTGCCGCTGTACAACCGGCTGCTGATCGGGCGGTACGTGAAGGTCAAGTACCAAGAAGCGCACGGACTTGATTCTACTAAGGCGCAAGACGACTTCAACCAGATTTACGCCGTGCAAACCGGGCAGAACATGGGGGCACCTGTGTTAAACGCGGGTGGCGGGGGCTACACCATGCCGCTGTTAAACGGGTTTAACGCACCGCTCACCGGGTACGGGTCGTAAATGAGCGTTGGCCTACCAATGGGCACCCGAAAGGGGACGCCGCAGACCCTTGAGGTCGGCGTTCTCCCCGCGCCTATCGGGGGCATTGACGGCAGTCTAAACTTCGCCAGTAACAACCCGATGAACTGCGTTTACGCGTACAACATCTTGCCGTCCGAGTTCGGGCTGCGGACGCGCTTGGGCTGGCGGGAGTATGTAACAGGCTGTGAGTTCACCCCGTCTGCGGGCCTGGGTGTGCGCAGCTTGATCCCATACACCGGGACCGGCGCGTTCGGTGATAGGCTGTTTGCGGTCACAAACGAGGGCATTTGGGACGCCACGTCGCCGACGCAAACACCGACGCGGGTGTTCACGTTCCCCTCGACCATATCCCGTGCCGGGTTCGGCACCTTCGCGCACTACACGACGGCCGCG